ACTTCGTTTTTAAGTTGATCAATCTGTTCTGCGTTTGGTAATACAACCTTAATAGATGTCATTTATAAAACCTCCCATTCTAGTTCTAATTTTCCGTTTATAATTTTTTCCCCCACAACTCTTAAAGTTGTGTTATCATCCATATTCATAACAAGTGAGGACTTTCTAATTTTTTCTAGCATCACCATAGTCAAATCTTTATTTAGTACTTCTCCATCGAACCATCCTTTAGGCATAGATTTCACTAATTCATCCATTTCAATTTTGCTTAGTTCCTTACCCGACCCAAAAACTTTGGTCAAATTGATACTACCGACTGTATCTACATAAACATCCCTGGATGTGTTGCTAGTTGAACCAAAAGAAACTCTTAAACCAGAATTAACAACGGATTTAATCCCAGAAACGAATTGCCATTGATTTAATAAAGAGGAATTTATATGAAAAAATGTTCCATTAGTAAATCCCCCCTTATCATACATCTCTAAGATACGAGTGAGATATGTCGCTTCTGAACCTCCAGAACTTCTGTTTTGAGTTAAATTTGCATACAGAAAAGTATAAATTCTATCTCCATTAGAGGCGTCAATATCTTGATAAGCAACAGATGATTGTGATGTAGGAGAAATTTTTAAGGATTTGGTTCCAACTCTAGGTACTTCTGTAGTTATAGTTGGTCGGTTACTCCCACCAAACACCCATGTGCTGATATCACCTTCCATATCTCCGTTTATTAACTCATTTTTAATTGGAGAGTACACGCTATTTAACTTGCTAGCTATTTCTGAGGAAAGAGTCCTCGTCGTTACCGATCCATCTTGTGGAATAGATAATAAATTAATGGTTCCTTGCCCCGTCGCTAAAGCTAGAGCCCTTTCTGACCAATCTTCCGGTTCAATTTTTTGAGCCTTCAATCGAGTTTCCTCTTTGTTCGCCTTCTGTGCCAACTGTGCGGTAACTTCATCGTGATCCCGCTTCAGTCTGTCAGCTAATACTGACTCTCCGTCTCGAGCAATATTTATTTCAGCAGTCGTTTGAGTCCCATTCCCGTTCTCTGTATATTCTCGCTGCAGTTGTTTGAATTTTCCATCAACATCCTTACTACGCTCATTAGATTCATCAGCTAATTGAGCCCCTAACAATAATCCTTCGGCCATACCATCTGTTTTATCTTTTAGTTGCGGTTCTCTTTTAAACAAGTCTACAACCCTTTTTATTTGTTCACTAGCAGACATTAAATCACTCCTCAATCTTTATACCGTATTTCCAACAGTTTCCTTCAACGCCAAAAAATCAGACATAAACTGATCTAAGTCAATTGTCTGATTTGCGGTGATTCTATTTATTTTTTGTTTATCTTCTTTTGATAACAGACCATCTATCGTACCCGTAGCAAGTTGATAGTTCTCTAAACTGTCTAACTTTGATTTGTCGTACATACTCATTAAGCCAGTTTGTGTAGGAGTTGCTATACCATACGATGGTATGCCTTCGATAATATGGTTCAAATCAATTAGAGCGTTGTTTAAATCGTTAATTGCCACTTTCAGCCCTGGTAAATCAGCTTCATTAATTTCATTATTTACATTGTCCACAAGAGTGTTGACATTCTTTAATTGTTGTTTCAAAGCACCTATTGTCTGGGATTGATTGGCTACCGACCTTTCAAGTTCGTCAAACTTCTTAACGCCTTTATTAACTTCAATTTGATACTGAGTCAATGTTTTAAATTTATCCCCTATTGTTATTTTCATTTCAAGAGGACTAACTATATTTATGTCTTTCTGAACGACTTGCAGAGGTTCCTTGATAGTAAATATGGGATTATCAACGTTATACCAATCACCACGGTTAATGCTCTCTTTATCTATTCCATTTAAACTGAGGTCTAACGGTGTAAGCTCAAATCCATTACGTGAAGCTTTTTGGGTATCTAAAAACTGCTGACCTCGTGTCTTTAAAATGCTCGGCTGATGGACATCATCATTTAATAATGTTCCTTCAATGATTCCAAACTCAGCAATTAGTTCCGGGTCATCGATGTAGTCTTTCCCGCCATTTACTGATTTAATATCAATTCTAGCTTTACTTGCATCTGTTGCTTCTGGATCATCGCTATCTATCTGAGCACCGAGAGGCACCAATCGAGTAATGATTTCTGTTGGATCGATCTCACGAGACATCTCTTTCATGTTACGTTTAAATTTAATAGTAGTAGTAGACAATTTGCCGACTTTTTCTAAATAATCCAAATACAATCCGTCTTCCTCATTACGAACAACTAAATAACCGCCTAATCGGTTAATTAATTTATCCTTTATTGAATCGTAGGTATTCTCATACCCTAAATATCTATAAACATTATCAGTAGAATTGGTGACTGTTACATTGCCTAGTTTAAATCTTTTATGAGCCTCTACTTGAGAATTATGATTGTTTAGTATCACTTGCAGAAACTCTGCAATAGTCATATTACGGTACTCGCCATGACGTTGAGTAGAGTCCAATAAGTATGATAAGAAAGACTCACAGTTATACTGAATATTGAAAAGACCACCGATACTCATCGACTGTTTTGGCTTTAATATTCTTCCTTCAAACTCGGTAAGTCTAGTCTTAATATTAACTACTCTTATCAACGTAGTTAGAGGCTTTATTTTACCCCATCCGGCATTTTTAGGATTAATAGTAAAGTCCATGGTGTCCATACCCTCAATTACTTGACTGATATTTCCTGATGATATTTTTTGGGAATTGACATAAGGAGAATGAATGATTGTTCCCACGCCGTCATCTGGTCTATCATAAATACTTACTCGATACATCAAATCACTTCCTTATGCCAGTTGAATTTAATTGTTCCGTTCCCGTTTACTGTGAATTCGTTATTACCAACTTCAAGCCTAAAATCATCAATGGTAATCCTTCCTGCCGGAATAACATATTGGTAGCCATCTTTTATAATGGTAAATTCCCCACTAGTTATAATTTCAGGTGGAACGCCTTTAGTTCCATTATTAATTAAAGTAATAGTCGTTAATCCATTAACTTCAAATTTAGTTTCTTGGTAGTAGTCGGATATGTCATAATCATCCCAATATGGACTACCTTCAGTTGTTCGCTTTATTCTGTAAGGATAAGCATCAAATACTATATTATAATTAGTTTTAGATACGCCGTTGTCAGCTTCTAATTCAACAGCGACGCATCTTGCAAGATAATAATATAAAGGATCCTTATCATCATAAAGAGGAACGTAGCTACCTGTGATCAGCCAATTTTCTAGCATGGTCTTATCAAATAATCGTCTACTTTCATTAGTTTCTTTTCCGGTAAATACATATGTTAGTTCCCTGTTTTCAAGTAATCGCTCACCGTATATTGCGATAGCAAAGTCATAATCCCCATGCATGCCTATAACCGAATCTTTAATAGGTATCTCTTCCGGATGAGGCAATGAACGCTCGACTAATCTCAAATACGGGAAGTCATCATTGATATGCCTTCCATTGATTCTAAATCCACTCATCGCCCATGCCTCCCATTCAGACTAGCTTCGTTTCCGAGATATTGATTAAATGCTGGTCCTAATTTACCGACTAATGTACCATCCTCCAAGACTACAGTTAAATTTTGGAGCCCTCTCAAAAGTCTAATAACTTCTGAATTATCGTTACCTTGATAACTGTCTCTTCCTTGGTGAACTCTCGATTGATTAGCCGAGGTGCTGTATACGATGTTTCTAGTAGCTTCAAAGCTAGAAGGACCAGCATCGAATTCATCTGTTAATGCACTAGCCATTCCAGAAACCGTTTGTTTTACATCTTTAAACTTCTCAGCTAGACCAGCGTTCAAACCACCCATAATTGCTTCACCAGCTGGTATTAATAATTTACGGTCATAATCTATAGGTCCTTTGTTATTCTTAATCCATGTACCAATACCGCCTACAAAGTTTTTTACGCCTTCATAAGCTTTCTTTAATCCACCAAGGAATCCGTTCATAATTGCCGACCCGGCTCCGCTTAAATTAATATTCTTTAAGCTGTTAAAGATACTTTTTACACGGTTAACAATTCTAGTAATACTTCCAGCTACACTGGTAATTACATTTCTCATACCTGTCCAGGCTCCGGACAAAGTAGATCCTAAAGATGTCCCAGAACTACTTAATCCTCTAAATACATTTCTAATGCCGTTAATAATGCCACTTATCGAACCGCCAACTAAAGAAATGACAGAGCGAATACCATTCCATGCAGCACCAAGAACACCCCTAAGTCCACCCCCGGCCGTACCTATGTTACGAAACACAGACCGGATAACGTTTGCTACCTTCGATATACTAGAACCTGCAGTCGATATAATACTTCTAATATTTGAAAAAGAATTTGAAATAACTGTTCTTAAAGAAGTTCCGGCACCACTTAGATTTGCAAAAAATCCTATCACTACTCCGACCCATTCTGCTACTTTAGTTAATTGTGGGACAATTGCTTTAAACCCTTCAACTAGCCATGAAATAACAGGCGTTAAAAATTTTATAACAGTGGTTACTGTGGCAAAAGTCGTTGAAATCCCCATCAGAATCCCTTTAAACACCCCACCTAAAAATGCACCTAGAACCTGCAGTACCGGCATTAGTGCACTTGCTAGAATTGATATGAGTGGTTGTGCGACATTCCACATCGTGACAAATGAGCTAATGACTTTATCAATAGCAGGTCCGACAATGGACATCATGGTCTGAAAGGCATTAGTTACCGCAGGAATAACAGCAACAATGACTGATTGAAAACCACTAAAGTCTAATTTTGTGAAGGCTGTAGCTAATTTACCTATTATTGGAGTAACAGCAGATGTCACTGTCTGGAAAAGTTGCGGTAATTGTCCAAAGGCCGTTTTATAACCTTCAATTATTGGATTTATTGTTTTGCTGATTTTACCGATAAAGTCACCTATACCCGAATCAACTCCAATACCTAATTGCCCGAGTAATTCTTTCCCTCCCGCTATAAACCGAGGGCCGGCTTCACTAATAAATGTACTCATTGCTCCAGGGAGTGCTTTTAGTATGTTAGTAACCATTGGTATAAAATTATCGAATAAGAATATAGAAACGGTCTCCGACAATGCTTTAAGTGCCGGAGTGACATCTTGGCCAATCGATAATCGACCCAAAACGTTTGAAAATGATGACCTCATAGCAGCAAAGGATCCACTGAATGTCTCAGCCGCCTCCAATGCTGTCGTTCCAGTAATACCCAGTTCTTCTTGAACTGCATGGATAGCATTATAGACATCATCTAAGTTGCTGATGTCATACTTAACACCTGTTAATTTAGTAGCGTCTGCTAACAGTCTTTCCATTTCTGTTTTTGTTCCACCATATCCAAGAGAGAGGTTATCTAGCATAGTATAGTTTTGTTTAGCAAATCCTCTGTAAGCATCTTGTATGCTCTCCATACTAGTACCCATTTTGTTTGCGTTATCAGACATGTCTATTAAAGCCATGTTCGCTGTTTCGGCGGCCGCTTCTGTATCTCCACCCATAGATTGCAGCAAACTTGCACTAAAGCTTGTTACGGTCTGCATATAGTCATTTGCAGATAAACCAGATGTTCTATATGCTTCATCAGCATAAGCTTTTACTTTGTCCGCATTGTCTTTAAATAATGTTTCGATACCTCCGAGAGATTGTTGCAGGTCAGCACCTTCAGTCAATGAAGACGATATTAATTTACCCAATGCGACACCTGTAGCCGCTACAGCCGCCACTGCCGCAACTTTTAGAGTTGTCCCGAGTTTAGTCCCGGCGCTTTTACCCGCAGATTCCGCTTCTGGATCGAATTGTTTTTGAATTGAACCGGATATACCTTTTGCAGATGGCATTATCTGTATATAAGCTTGGCCTAATTCAGTTGACATTAGATGCCCCTCCTCTCTTAGCAGAATTCAATATTCTTTCTCTCATAACTTCAAAGTCCTCACCAGAATTAAATGCAACTACATTTTTTCCCTTCGGTTGAGTATTAGTAATTATCTCGACTAGCGAATCAGGTTTATTGATACCCTTTTGGCCGTCTTTACTTTGAGCCCATATCCAATGACTCAATTTATCACTAATACCAGCTAGTAATAATGTATCTAAATCAACGGGTTGATTATTTAACTTCATCTTTATCCGTGAATTATTTTTCAAACCAACCGAAAAAACAGCTATCGTTATTAACGGTAGCTGTCTGTAATCGTATATATGGTATGTTTCTGCGAGATCACAAATCAATGCATGCTCATCAGTTTTTATCATTCTAGCAAGGACTAGGAGTTTTTTGTTTCCACTTGAGCTTGGAAAATCTCTGTAATTATATCTGTTAATTTATCAGCTGGGACTATACCATCTTCTGTTCTAACATGGTCTTTTAGTTTCTTTGTTTCTTCTTTTCCTAAAAGCAAGTTAACTACTTTTGTTACTGCGAGTGGATTCTCTTCAATTTCATTTACTGCCTCTAATAATTCATAGTTATTTAGTCTTTCTTCAGAAATTTCATATTTGAATCCTGATTTAGTTACTCCTTGTTTCATTATACACCTCCGCCTACTGGTTCAGCTGAAGGTTTTTGAATATATTCATAATGAGTATTCCCAAGACTATCAGGCATTGCTTGTACAGTCGTTTCATATCCGATTGCATCGGCATCAGCATAGCTAATATCCCCAATTTCTGAGACTTTTCCGTTAGGGATGACAATACGTTTTAAAATACCCGCTTTGAGCACCATATCTACAACCAGTACATGTTCCTCTAGTTCTTTAGAATTAGCTTTAATTTCGATACCTGTTTCCAAAGTACCAGTGACATTTTCAGAACCATAAACTTCTCTAAGCACTTCAATGTTCGTTGATTCAATTAATGTGTATCCAAAGGAATCTTCTTTTTCGGTCTGTACAGATCCTACAACATCTCCACCCCACGCTCTCAGTGTTTCTGAAGATGGCGTATTAGTGTTAGTTAATCCATCTTCAGATATATAACCTAACCCATTAAATTCTGCACTTAATTCACTTATTGCATCTGTTGGTAACACTGTACCTAAAGGAGCGGAATAGATTGCACCGCCGACTTTTGGCTTTGCAGTTGATACATTTTCTGTTCTTGCCATTTTAAATTACCTCCTAATAATGGTTGATATCATAAACTGCTTGATATCGGTACTGTTTGGTTGATGTGTCCGTAAAGTTATAATCGCTATTTAAATTAATTCGACTAAAGTCATCGAGTATAACCATATTTTCTACTATTACTTTAACTTCTTCGTTTAACCTTGCTGCTTCATACATTGATTCCGCATAACTTTGAAAAGCAAATGTAGCCGAAGACAAGTGATTTGTTTTTCCTCCACTAGTTTTTTCGAAGACAACATATCTTTTTGGTTTAGTTTCTGGACTTTCCAAATATGACGGTACCGATAAATGAACGTCGAGAAATTGTTTAATAACTATCTCTATCATTTATCGCACCGCCTTCAATAACGTATTGTTTTCTAAATTATCTTTTTTTGCTTTAAAGGTTTCTGCTCTGACCATTGCATTTGCTCGGTTCTTTCCGACGTAAATGTCTTGTTCGTAGCCGTCACCACAACGTCTCTTTATATCAGATGCTTTTTTTTCTAAAACCTTCTGCATCTCTTCAGATTTCATCATATTAGCTACACCAATACGATTTAGCTTAAACTCCATTTTACTCATAGCGTTCCACCATCACCTTCTTGTTCCAATCGAGCGGAATCAGACTATCTATACCTTCAAGCGGGATACCGAATGTGCGCCATCGTTTATTGAAAAAGAAAACGTCTTTATTCTCCCAGTCATGGGTATCACTTTTCGGTATTGCTAAAGTATAGACAGCCTTTCTTCCTGTCAGATTTAGTTGATTAATTACATCATCGGATGATGTTGGCACGACAAGTACATTATCAATGATTATTTCTCGGTCTTTATGAATTGGGTTTCCAAAAGGATCATTACTACTCTCAATTTTATCTATCAATATCACGGGGATACCTTTAATCATGCTGGCCATAAAAATCAATCACCCCATAACGTTGTCTTCTTAATCCCAAAGCTTTTAATTCATCTCTTTTTATAAAGAGCCCTCCACCTGGTGTCAAAAAAGTCCCTGACACCGAGTATCCTAAAGCCGACTCCGAAAATTGAGACATTGGTTCTTTATTTGTAGATGTCATTAATGTTCTAGCGACAATATCAACAACTACCGACTTAACGACATTTCGATAAGCCGGGCTGATAATCATCTGTTGATCAATATCTTTCCCCACACTCTCGGCTTCAATCCGTAACCGGTCTGATACCACGGGCAATAAAGATTAAGCACGTGTT